GCCGTATATATTATGAGGGTACCACTATAGGAGGTTATAGTGGTGCCGCATATATGTCTGGCTCTGGCGTAATCGGTCAGCACCAAATGGGGGGAGTCGTGAACAGTGGCTATGCTGCTGGTTACGTATGGAACCTCATAAACTTGCATTTGAAACGCAGGTTAGAATCATCTGAAGACTGGCTTTTGGGCCAGTATCAACACTCGAATAAGATTCGCTGGCATACCTCGGGAGATCCTGATGTGATACACATCAGAGTCAACGGACAGTATGCCTTGGTAGATTCCGATGTCATGTCTCGAGTATTTGGAGGAGACTGGGCTTATACGCCGGGTATCATCCAAGATTCGAAAGAGGAATATCGTAGAAGCTATCACGATAGCAATTATGAGGCGGCGCCCGTTCCGACCTTTTCCTCAAACCAGCAGGTTTCGGGGGAATTGAGCCGCACGGAGCCACCCTCTGGGGCTTTGAGCGATGCGGCAGATTCCCAGGGGTTAATTCCACCAGGCCCCCTGGACGTTCTGAACGCATACAAAGCGCTATCGAGGCAGTCTCGGTTACGTTTCCGCAAGTTGGTGAACTTGCAAACCGGGCCGACACCAACTACGAGTGGCCAGGTGAGTGCAGGGCCGCGAGCGAACTGAAAAGTTTGCTTGTGCATTCCACAAAGTATTTTCAACCTAGCAAAGAATCTGTCGCCCCCACGCTTGAGACTCAGGAGTGGGTCCTTTATGAGGCAGAACGAGCGTATGGAAGTTGTGTTTGGACTTTGCCGGATGGTTTCGATAGTAGAGATGCTTTCGAGGCCAGCTTGCAGCGTTTGGACATGACATCCAGCCCCGGGTTTCCATATCTTAAGGAAGCAACAACCAATGGACAGTGGCTTAAATGGAATGGAGTGCAGTGTGACTCTATCCAGAAAGATAGACTCTGGTACGATGTACAACTGGTTTTGAGAGACCAGTGGGATACCGTTATTAGAGTGTTTATCAAACAAGAACCTCATAAGGTGTCAAAGGCTTTAGAAGGTCGTTGGCGTCTTATAATGGCCGCTCCGCTTTCTGTCCAAATAGCATGGCAAATGTTATTTGGTTTTCAAAATGATCTGGAAATTAAGCAATCTTATTTTATACCCAGTCAACAAGGACTTGTGATGACTGGAGGCGGTTGGAAAACTTACCGCTCCTCTTGGGTCCAAAAGGGCCTGACGTGTGGATTAGATAAGAGTGCGTGGGACTGGACAGCTCCGTCTTGGTCGCTTCAATTGGATCTTGAACTGAGGTTTCGCTTGGGTAGGGGAAAAGAACTTGACAGATGGTATCAGATAGGCAAGATCCTTTACCGTCATATGTTTGAAGACCCAAAACTAATACTATCTGACGGATCCTTGTTTAGGCAAGTTGTCCCTGGAGTTATGAAATCAGGATGTGTCAATACTATATCTACTAATAGTCATTGTCAGATCTTTGTGCATTTAGTCGTTTGTCG